TGGCTCAAACAAAAGACAGTGCAGAACGCGCCCTCCTACAAGATGCGCGTCTGTACCATCCTCCCTTTGATTCAAAACATAATGGTTGTAAAACATGACCGGTGAAAACAATAACTTGTTAATACCACTATAGCTGAAGTAAAACTTCTGCCTATAGAACCTTTCTAGTTCCTCAGAACCAATCAAAGTTTGTATCATCTTGTTCTTTTTGATTGTTATTTGATTCAGATTCCTCAGCAAGTTTACTTATCATTTCTCCTAAAGCATAATCTTCTGCTTCAGTAAAAACAGGTCCATCTTCTGATGTTATTAACTCTGACTTAAGTTCATTACTCTCAATTTTAGTAAATGCTTCTTCTATGTCTTCATTAGGTGATTCAATGTCAGTAGCCACCCCCGCCACCCCTGGAGAGTTATCTTCAGATGGTTCAGGAATAAAGTCATTAACATGTTGATAGATATAATTAGTATTTAACTCTTTGAGTAAGTCTTCACTAATAGTAACAGTTTTAACTTTGAAGTAATTAGTGTCTCCATTTCTTCCAATTTCATTAGAATACCTTCTCATCAAAACATCTAGTTTATCTGTAGTTAAGACATCTTTGTCAATAAGAGATTTGACAATATCATCTATATCAGTACCTAAATAGTTTTTGTTCTTCTTAAGAAATCCAATAAGAGATTTGAAATTCACATGGTTCTTAGTATGGCAGTTACTTATATCATAACTATGTTCTTTAAACAGCATTTCTAAAAACAGCAAAGACTCAACATAATTAGAATTAGCCATAATCTCCATTGCCAAGATATGATTATCATTATCATTACTCTGAAACATTTGGCTTATCTGTTCATACATAGCTTCATCTATAATAGTAGCATCATCACCATTTATATGTTTTAGAATAGCCATCTCATCATATACAGTAGCACCTGTCATCTTGTGGCATAAGTCTGCATGATCATCATCAATAGCATTATACCACTTAGAAGAATTCATATTATCACTGTGTGATTTTAGAGCTGCATTATCCCCATGTCTAATGTCATTATATACAGAATAATCAAACAATACTCTATCTTCTTGATAGTTTTCTAATGCTTCTCGGATGTTTTCTCTGTACCTATCATCCATATACATATTTGGATCATTCATCAACTCATTGAAGTCTGTAAGATCCATGCTGTATCTCCATACACCACTAGTAATTTTATCCTTTGTATTCTTTGCAGCAAATATGTGTGTTGCTTCATCTATATTTCTTACAGTTCTTATCCCATGTTGTAAAGCTAGATCTTTAAGCTTTATTCTTGGAACATTAACTCCCGGTAGAAAATAAAGCTTGTCACCTTTTGTAGGAACATATTCATCAAGATATGTGGGAAACATATCTTCAGTCCTATCTTCCATACAGAATAAAGGTTCTACTTTAATCATTACCTCATTTTGACTTGATTCTACTTCTGATATTACAATATATCTTTTCATAGTTTAAAGATTAATAAGGGGAGTATTACCTCCCCCTATGTTTGTTTGTAGTTAAATTATTTTTCTTTTAAAGGGTAACTGCTTGATGCTTCAATTACTTGACAGCCATCTTCACCACGTCCTTATTCATCATAAGTTGTGCAAACTTAACCTTGTTTCCATTGACAATCTCTTTGATAATATAGTATCTAAGGTCATCAGTAAATGCATCACAGTCTGTAGTAAGTTTGATTAACCTTTGAGTCATAGTTGCCGGAACAGGTTTAGTGTCTGCAAATACCAATGAATAATTTATCAATCTGGTTGCAATCACACTAGATATGTCTGCTCTAAAGTCATCATCTTTACCTACAGCATTTGTTAATGCATTCATTACATATTGCTCATCTTTAGTAAGTGTATCTTCAGGTGAGATAATCTTATCTAACTTGTTGTTAATGAACATAGTAAACATAGAACTAAAGTCTACACCAACAGAACCCTCACCAATCATTTGAATCAGAGGCAGGTCTGCTTCAAACTTAGGAATAGAGCTAATAGCATTAAAGAAAGTAGTAATAGATCTTGGATTAACTCTTTGAGTTACCAGCTCCGGATGCATCAACATAAAGTTAATACATCTACCATCAATGTTTGCAGTCTCAGCCCACTTAGCCCATACGTTTACATCATACTTCAACTCAACAGATACAAATCTTGTCTTCTGAGCTACATCCAAGCTAGTTACATTATAGTCACCATTATCCGGATTAGTAGTCAAGATAACATGCCAGTTCTTAGGAAGCTTCCATGATACATATTCCTGTCTATCTAAGATCTCCATAGTAGCTTGCATAAATCTATGGTCAGCCCGGGTATAATCATCAAGAATCAAGAAACCACCTTCACCTTTACCTTGAATCCATTCAGGAGCAGCATGTGACATACGCTTACCAATAACTTTGTAACCTTTCTTAATAGCTGCATCTATCTGAGCTTCATTAATCCAAGTAGTTTTACCTTCTGCATTCTGTATTTCAAATTCTTTTACAGGAAAACCAACTAAGTCACCTAATTCTTCCAGCTGAGATAAATTCAGCTTAACAACTTGCATATTCATTTCTTTACCCAACTGCATGATAGCTGAAGTCTTACCAAGACCCGCATCACCCTCAATATTAATAGCTACGGGAACCTTACCCTCTGCTTGAATATACTGATTGTTGTTAACCATGTGCTTAATAAAGCTCTTTAACTCTTCTACATTCAATTGTACTTGACTCATAACTCTTTTTTTATAATTCTAATTTAATTACTTTACCTGGTAAATCATTATTCATATAGGACTGCTCTGACAAAACCCATAGGATATTCCCTTTTGGTTTTACAGAATAACCACATTCACCATCAGTAAAATACACCAGGCTAGTATATTTCTTTAGGTTTTCATTATAATATTCCAGGACGGGATCAAATTCAGTCCCACCTCTTCCGTGTATATTCATTTCATGCTTTCCTGTATAAGGTTTGATAGAATGTATTTTAGTATCACACTGTACAATAGTAATATCAACACCGGCTTTATAGATATGATGAATCTCATTCATAAACTCTTTCAACTCAGAATCACTTACAGAACCTGAAGTATCTATAGCTAAAAGCATATGTTGTTTCATCTTAATCTTAAGACCCGGATTGTCAGAGAATCTTCTATTCTCTTTTCTTCTGATCTTCTTGGTAAATACTTTTGTACTAACACCAGTAAATCTACGGATATACCCTCTCCAATCAAACTTAGGGGCTTCTATTTGTTCTACAATGATAAGACCATCTATCTCACCTGGCACAGTACCCCGTTTCTTAACAGTTTGCTCCTTAGCATCACTAAGCACTTTCTGTAATTGCTTTTCAATTAACTTTTGCTCAGCTTCAGTAAGATTATCAAACTCTTCCCAGGTACCATGATCAGGAACATTACCCATATCAATATTGTCAAGAAGATTATCCATTGCTTGATTACCACAAGTACCATTCTTCTCTTTCTCATCTTTAAACTCTTTAAGCTTGTCATAGTAATATCTACAACCTGCTCTAAGTTCAAGATTCATATCAGCATAGTCTTCTATAAAAATACCTCTACTAGGTGCATTCTTAAGTATCTCAGCTATTTCTTCAGGACTAGCTCCTGTTTCCATAGCTGCAGACATTTCAAGTTTTAGTTTTTCATTCAATGCTTCATATTCTTCTTTAGAATATTCTCCGCCCGGCAACCAAGACTTTTCAATATACTGATTGATTTCCATATCCATTGCAACATTTGCAAGTCTCTTATCACTAAACTTAAAGTAAGTAGTAAGGTGACCAAATGCAATATGAAGCAATTCATGTTTTAATATACCAAGCTTTTGTTCTTCATTAAGACCTTCCCAAAAATCAGGATTAATAGCAAGCTGATAATTAATACCATTCTTACTAACCCCGGCAGTAGGAACTCTTTTAGCATCCCATAGCTTATTCAACATAATGAGAAAGAACCCATAATAGGGCTCCTTCAACATCAGGTCTTTACTAGCTTTACTTAAACTCTGAACTTTGTCCATTAGTCTTTTAGTTTAATATCTATTTCAAATTTTTCTGTTGGATATCCTAGTTGTCCTAAGAACCCAACCATATCTACTACAAAATTCTCCAAGAACAATTCTATTGAATCTTTACTAGATCCATTAGAAGTCATAAGAGATAAACACTTACCACTAGTAAGATTATTATCCCCTAGTGCAGCAGCTTTATTTAACACCTTATAAGATTTTGGTGCTTCTTTTTCCCAAGCATCTTTTGGTAACTTAGAAAACTTATACAGCACTAGTAACTCACCAATATATTTTTTGTGGTCAGTATTTTCTAATGCTTGAAATGCAATAACATGATTATCCTGATCTTCAGATTTAAGCATGTTTAATAAATTCTTTGTTTCTTCTTTGTCAAATTTTACTTTACCCATCAGTCTTCAATTTTTAGTGTTTTAATCATCCATATTGTAGGTGTTTCAAGATTATCCACCCATTCTTTTGCACTTGGAATGTATCCATTGCAATCTTCCTTTACATGCTGTTCACCTATATAACGGACATATACATCTTTACCATCAGAGTTAGTGATTACTTCACCAAATCTTTTCTCACATTCAAATATACCTTCACTATGATGTCTAAACAGTCTGTGCTTACTATGACCATACCAAGCCTTAGTTTCATCAAACCATTTGTGTATCTCCAAATAATCCAAAGGAGATCCTCCAAACTTTTTAGCTGAGGATTTTGCATGTTGCCAAGGATGCGCCATTATTCTTCTGTTTTACTTAATAAATCTCCATCATGAAAATAATCTTCAGTTTCAGTAATTCTGATATGATTATTGATAACATATTTTCCTGAAGGAACACATATACCTACATCACCAAAACCACCTTCATTATTCCACCAGTCTTCTATATCATCAAGAAGTTTCTCAATAACAAACTCTTCAACTAAGTTATAAAGTTCCCTATCTAGATTACTTAATAAAAATTCATTATTCCAATCATCTACATAATCAATTACATCTTCTGGAGTGTTACATGGATCTTTTGTAAAACCAATCCATTCTACGGAACCAGAGTCTCCAGCACCATCATACTTTACTTTAACACCAGTAACATTCAAATCAGCCAACTGAAACAGGAGGCTTGTCAATTCTAATTCTGTCATAACTATTTGATTTTATAAAACCTACCTAATATGTTTCCATTTAGGAATTCTTCTTTTTCAAGAACCTCTCTTGTAAACTGATACTTAGTCTCATAATATGTAAGTTCCATTTTGGAAAAACATATCTTAACCATAAACCTTTTAATCTTTATACCAGCT